AGGTGTGACGCGCCGAACCATCATCTACTACCACACGGGGGATAAACCGATTCCGTTGATGGTGGCCTTGGCGTGCGAAGGCTGGGAAGCGCGCTTGTTGCGCGCTGCGTAGGGGCTTGGGCTTAATCGCGCTGCGCGTCGATCTCGGCCTGACAGCGCGCTATCGCGTCCACTTGCGCGGCGCAAATCGCCCAGGCGGTTTCGAGTTGATCAACGAGGTGCAACAGGTCAGCGTTATTGCGGACTTGGCTGGCCGGTAGTCGGCACGGTGTCACGGGCGCGCAAGTGTTGATGGTAAGCGTCGGCACCGGTAATGGCGGGGCGGCTGCGCAGCCGGACAATATCAGCGGGCAACTGAGCATCAGCCCAGCGACGCACCTCGGCGTTTTCATTTTTGAGCCTTTCAAAATCAAAGCGGCGCGCGGCCAGATCGTCGCGAAATTTTTCTTGTTGCGCACTGAGTTCGGCCATTGCTTCGCGTTGTTGCATGATGGCGGTAGCGATCAAATCAAGCTGTTGACCGCGCGAAACGATGATGTCGTTGAGAACAGCGATTTGGTCGTCTTGGGTGCGAAGCGTTTGCCGTTGCAGCGTGGTGATCACAAACAGCATGCCGATCAGCAGATACGGCGCGGCGCGAAAGAATAGGTTAATCATGCCGTGGCCGTGTCCATATTCCCCGCGTAGCGCGCGTAGGCGCGTGCCAGCTTGGCGTCGTACAGGTTCTGCGCGTAGGCCGGGCCGTTGTAGGCGCGGGCAAACTGCGCCCACTTGCGTTGTTTAAGGGCGCGGTGCAAGTTGGGATCGGCTTGGATAAAGGCGACGAAGGTAGCGAGCTGTTCGCCTTCGCTGGTTTGCTGAGCCTGCACAAAAGCGTCGATATGCTCAAAGCCTAGACGCTTGTAGTGGTAGCCCATGATTTGAAAGGCACCCCAGCTAGCGGATTCGTGCGCGGCGCTACGGCAAATTTGGCTAGCCGTGCCTAGCCTGATGTATTCGGCGACACCGCCTGAATAGCCGCCGCGCTTCTGACCGACGACGTTGGGGTATTGCTTGGCGAACGGCGCGGGATCGATGTTGTAGGCGAGCAAGCGATCCCAAAAAACGTGACGTTCAAACAGGATGACGGGACGACCGTCGGGAAAGAAACCTTGGCCACGAGATTCGACCTCGGTGACGGCTTTGATGCTGGCAACGGGTACGTCGAGCATTTCAGCGGCAGCCGCTAAATCCACTTCGCGCAACATGCGTGACGTATCTTGGCCGTACAAGGCGGCGCGAGTTTTGGGGCCGTATAGACCGTCCTCAACCAAGGCGTGACGACTCTGAAAGACTTGGACAGTAGAAAATGTTTCATCGTCGTAGACTGAAGTGATGGCCAAGTTAAAACCCACATGACGTAGGCGGGTTTGTAGATCGGCTACGTCCTGACCGATCGCGCCGGGTTTAAGCACTTTAGACATGTTCATCTCCACGCAGCAACGCCGCCAAGTTGCCGCGCGCGCGCCAAGTGCCTGCACACAGCAAGAAAGCGATCAGAAGTTCGGGCAAGCCCGCATGGTCGCCCAACAAGAGGATTTGCCCGGCACGGCACAGCGTGGCGGCGATCAGTAAACAAGCCGCCCACGAAAACGCACGGCGATGACGCGCGCCGTTGGGGCGATAGCAGAGCAATCGGCAGGCTGCTAGTAGATAAAGGACGGCGCACACCAAACCGACGACGGACAGCACGGGTGAGGCGGATAGGTCGGTCATTGCTTTTCCCCTACACAGAACAAACTGCGCGATGCCGCCTTATCCAGTGCATACGTCAGCGCCTCGGCCAGTTCATTGGGATGTTCCTGCAATTCGGGGATGCGCTTTTCCCAGTATCTGAGGGTGCGAAAGCAATCCATCTCGCCATATATCTGACAGCGCACGGCATTGGACAGCTCTGATACCAGTTCAGACTCTTTCCTCAATTCTTCCCAGGTGTACTTTGTCATGACAACCTCCAATATCGAATGCCTAGGGCTATAACTGCTGGCGCGATAATCCAGCAGTCGTTGCTTTTGCCCTGTTCAGAACCTATCGCGCGATGCCGCCTTATCCAGCGCACGCGTCAGCGCCTCGGCCAGTTCATCGGGATGTTCTAGCAACTCAGGTATGCGCTTTTTCCAGTAGGTACGGGCGCTTACCCAATCAATGTCGCCATGCACCTGACCGTGTACGAAACGGGTCAGGTCTGATATAAGTTTGGATTGCTTTTCGTCCTCTTCAGCGGTGCGCTTTGCCATGACTGCCTCCAATATCGAACGGTTTGATGAAATTGCAGGGCGTGCCTTTGCCCACCTCTACGAAAAGTTCCCGCTGCCTGTCTTCGTTGAGACGGGCAAACTCATCAGCCAGTGTCCAGTGACCGCCCCAGAGACCGATTTTTTGACCGATGAGGCTAACTTCTGTAACGCTTGCCTGTACTGGCTGGTTGATGCTGGCTACATCACGGGAAAACGCAATGCGCTCGGTCTTGAAAACGCCGTCCTGACCGCCAAAGGACTGGAAACCCTCAAAGCTGTGCCGGATAGCATCAATACCCCGTCCGCCTCGTTGGGCGAACGAATGATGCAAGCCGCCAAGACCGAAGGCGGCAACGCGTTGCGCTCGCTGGTCAACCAAGCGCTGGGTGCGGGGCTGCAACGTCTGATTCGATAATCCGGCGCGCATTTTTATTCTCCATTGCCAAGCCAACGCCGCAGCGCTGCACCCAAATCAAAGTCTGGAATGGCAGCAACAATTTTGAGTGACAGCGGCACGATGACTAGCGCGCCAACAAGCGCGGGTAAAAAGCTTTGTTTAGCAAGTTCGCGCGCGACGATTTCGCCCGCTGCGCCGTAGCCGCACATCGCCGAAAACAGAAACGAGCCGAAGCGTTTCCACGCCGGTAAGTCTTTGTTGGTGCTGCCAACCAAGGCCGCGCCGATCACCGCGCCGAAAGCTGCGTTGGCGTCGATCAACGGCAAGATGTGTGAGAGCACCGCGCCAGAAACAAACGTGGTGGCGGCGGCGCTGGTGAGGGTCGAGGGTTCGGCCATGCGTGTGTTAATCCCAAAGGGTGACGGTTTGTGCTGAGGCGGGATGCGGGGCTGAGTCGGGTAGCGTGACAAGCAAGCCGTGCGGCAAGACCGCGCCTAGGTCGGCCAAACCGGGGTTGATTTCGTAAGTGATTTCGACGACGTCGCGGGTTGCGCCTAAGTGCCGCCAGCACAGCGCGTCTACGGTGTCGCCTTGTTGGCTGCGCACTTGCATGTCAGAGCAGCCCGACGAAGGTGCGCGAAAAGTTCTGCACGTCGGCAATCGCCCAACGCGCGTTGCGACGCTGTTCGTCGGGAGCGTCTTCTAGCCATTGCGTGCGCTTTTGACCTGTGCCGGTCGTGTCGTAGTCGGCCATGCGTTCGATGAGGTCGGCCTTAGCCAAGCAATAGACCGCGCGCAGGTAGCTGTGAACCAAGCGCGATTCGCCGTTGATGCGGATGTCTTCGGGTACGTCGTCAAGCTGTGGATAGCCAGCGGCGCGCTGCCTACTTGCCCAGTCGCGCAAACTGTTGCCTACCTCAATGATCGCTGCGGTCAACGCGTGCACTAGACGCGCGTCGGTCACGGTGCCGTCTAGGCGCAAGATCAGGCGCGCTTGCTGCACATCCACGTCGGGAAAGAAACCGTCGTTTTGAATGACTCGGGGCGGCGTTTGAGATGCAGCGTTGGCAGGGGCGTTAAAGGCCATGGCGTCCTGTCTGAAAAAGTCGGCGGTGGGCGGGCGTCTGGTGACTAAGGAGAGGAATCACCGTCAGCCCGCGCCGCCGTGTGCCGGGGGGACACTCTGTTAGCTGGGCTTGCCAGCGTTTTTGATCTTGCGTTCGAGTTGCTCGATGAGTTTCTTAGCGCCGACGCCGTTATGCAGCGCGACGGCGCGTTTCAATTGCGCAAGCGCCGCGCGCGCCATGTCGATTTGCGCACCGGTAGGCGCATCGCCCGCTTGCGCGGCCAGCGTCTTGCCGATGGCAAAGTGCAGCTTGGCGCGCGCTTGATCAGGCGCATCGTGACCGTCTACCAGCGTGGCAACCCGTTGCAGGATCGCCATGGTTTGTTCGGGATCGGGCTCGGGATTGGGTGCGATGCTGCTGGTAAAAGCGCCCGCCACTTCGTCGAGCAACAGCGTGGCCGTGTTGCGCTTGAGCCGCTCGGGCAACGGCAGGTTATGACGCAGCACGTAAGCGGCGATGTCTAGGCCGCTTGCGTACTGACCGGCGTCTAGATGCCAGAGCATGAGGGTCGTTACCACCTCATCGGGTTGACCATGGTCGCCTGCTAGCACGCCGTCGATATAGGGTTGATATTCGGGCAGCAGTTCGCGCTTGAGCGCGATCTTGCGTTCTATCGATTGGATGTCATGCAAGCGGCGCGCGTCTTGGGTGAGTTTGGCGAGCATCTGCCCTTGGATGCCGCCGACGACGACCGGCGCGCCCTGCCCCGCCGCGTCGGCTTGCATGGCAAGCACGCGCATGCGGTGTCGTTTTGCCGGACTGATTGCCATGGTTAGGCCTGCTCGATCTCGATGTTTTCTACCATACCCATCAGACCGTAGTCTTCGACCACGTAATCGTCGTTCGAGCTCTCGAAGGTGTCGATGCGGTTACGCGCCGGGTTTTCTTGCACGTGGCGACGACGACCGCCGGTTTGCCAGTACAGAGACAGGTTCTCGAGCGAGGTAACGACCACTGTGTTATCGGGGAAGTACGGCACCAGCACGGCAGGTAGGCCGCCGACGCGCTTTTGGCTGATGATCAGGTCAGTTGCCAAGGTATCGGTGGCGCGATTGTCTTTGTTGACCAGCGGGAAGTATTTATCGTGCATGAGCGAGCGCCCCAAGATCACGACCAAACGCGGGTTGTTGATGTGCCAAGCGTCTAGCAGTTCATTGGTTGCGTCGTAAACCAGCGCGTCGATGTTTTGATAGTCGGCATTGGCGCTATTGCCGACGACCACTTTGCCACTGGTTTTACCTTCATTCATAACGCGCCCTGGCGCGTCTTCACGCAGCTTTTGCAGCCAGCCTTTATTGACGTCTTGCATCAGTGGATTGGTTTGCGGGTCGGTCGTCAGCGCAATCGACGTTCCGTTAAAACCAATCATGATGCGGTCGTGCGCTTGGCGTTGCAACAACAAATCTCGAACCATGATTTGAAAGTTCGGAAATTTTGCCCAAGCGTCGAGCTTGGAATAAGAAATGAACGAGTCAAAGTTGGTTTGATGGCAGTGATAGGTGTTTTTGTCTATCGTCGTCAGGTCGCGCGGCTCGCGAGAATTTTGTGAGGTGTTGGTGCGCGATGCAATCGGACCGGACAAACTCAAACCGAGTTTCTCGCCTTGCTGCTCGGTGACACCGACCATATTGACGCGCTTCAAAAATTCAGAGCTTTCCTGAAGCTTGGTCTCCATGGTTTGCTGTACCGATGGCGTGACGTTAAAGGTTTTGGTCGCGTCGTCAACGCCGTTTAAGGTGGCGACTTGGTGCAGGTATTCGTTAAACAGTTTGCGGGTATCGTTGCGCATGTTTTTTTCCAGTAATCAGAGAATCGTGGCTGGCGTTTTATTTAGCAGTCGGTGGCGTAGCTTTCGGCCTTGGAACCGGTGGCTTCTGGGCGTTGCGAGAATTGAGCGGGCGTTTGATCGAGTAAGGCGCGCAGTTCGCTCACGTCTTTAGCCGTCGCCGTTTTGAACTCATTCATATCAGCGGCAAATTGATCGAGCCGGGCGGCGATGCTGGCTTGCCCTTCTTGATACGCTTTTTGGAATGCCGAAAACGCTTGCACAGCCGATTCGACTTCAGCGTTAGCGGTCTCAGCTTTCGGCTGGGGCTGCGCAGCCGTCTGTTGCTGCGTCATCGCGCGAAACATCTCCGACAGACGCGAGAAAAACGTCAAGCTGGCGTCGCTGCCTAGGTCTATTGGCATTTCGCTAAAGTCCAGCGCGGTTTCCAGCGTGCTAGAAAACAAGTTATCCGGGCTTTGCTTGCGCGAAGCAAAGGGATTGTCTTCGGGATGCTGGGCGCTAAATTCCAGAATCGACGTGCCTAGGCTGGCCGGGCTATCGGTAATCGCCAAGCCAACCAGCCCGCATTTGCCAGTTCCAGCGAAATTCGGTGCGATTTCTACCGAGGTGTAAATCTTTTGCCGTTTCTTAGATAGCGAAATCAGCTCCGGCGTGGGATCAATCTGCGCTTGCAGTTCTAACTTGCCTTCTTTGTTTTTGTTCGTCCGCACGGCCAGCACGTCGCCGTAGGCTTGAAATGCGTTGTCTGGCACGATGCCACGGATATGTTCTAGCCAAATACGCGCGCCGTATTTATCTCGGCTATAGGTGGCGGCGATGTCTTCTAACCACGAGCGCTCAATCGCGCGCCCGTCCGTGGTTTGGCCTTCAGTGGCGATGGTGAACCATTTTTTCATGTTCGATACTCGGCAGTCAGTGTCATGGGTGACAATTGCCGTCATACTGGTGTGTCAGCGCGCTAGGTTCAAACAGTTATGGGTGTCATAGCGTCAAACACAGCAAACAATCTCACGCGCGCGCGATGGGCAACGGCAACATGTCGGACATGTTTACCGTCCCCCAAAATACCGATTTGCGCCGTATCGCCCGAGACCTGTACTGGCAAGGCTGGCGTATTTCTGCCATTGCCAAAGCGATAGGCGAAAAACGTGGCACCGTACAAAGTTGGAAAACCCGTCAAAACTGGGATGCCGCTGCACCTTTTGAAAAGGTCGAAGCCTCGTTGGAATCGCGGCTATGCGTCTTGATCGCCAAGACCGAAAAAGAAGGCCGGGATTTCAAGGAAATCGATTTACTCGGTCGTCAGCTTGAGCGCACCACGCGCATCCGCAAGTACGAAAGCGGCGGCACGGAATCTGATTTAAATCCCAATCTGTCACGGGTCGGCACAGGAGTAAAACGCCGCTCAGAAAAAAATGCGATTAGCGACGAACAGGCGCAAACGATTAACAAGGCGTTTCGTGAGTCGCTATTTGATTATCAAAAGAATTGGCTGCGCAACGCCGACGAGCGCACGCGCATGATCTTAAAAAGTCGTCAGATCGGCGCGACGTGGTACTTTGCCCGCGAAGCCTTGGACGATGCCATACGCACAGGGCGAAATCAGATTTTTTTGTCTGCGTCCAAATCGCAAGCCCACGTCTTCAAACAATATATCGTCCAGTTTGCCCGAGAAGCCGCCGAAGTCGATTTACGCGGCGATCCGATTGTGCTGCAAAACGGCGCGCATCTGTATTTTTTAGGAACCAACGCGCGCACGGCTCAGGGCTACCACGGCAATTTTTACTTTGATGAATTTTTCTGGACGCCACGGTTTGCAGAACTAAATAAAGTTGCCAGTGGCATGGCCTTGCATAAAAAATGGCGCAAAACCTATTTTTCTACGCCGTCTAGCATGGCGCACGAAGCCTATCCTTTGTGGACAGGTGAGGCGTTTAATAAACGTCGGTCGCGACTCGAACAGGTCACGATAGACGTAAAGCATGCCGTACTCAAAGACGGACTGCGCTGCAGCGATAAGATATGGCGGCAAATCGTCACGATTTTGGACGCCGAAGCGGGCGGCTGCGAACTTTTCGACATCGACGATCTGCGTCTCGAATACAACCCGGATCAGTTTGAAAACCTGCTGATGTGCGGATTCATTGACGATACCGCCAGCGTTTTTCCCTTGGCAATGTTACAGCGCTGCATGGTCGATTCGATGGTGGAATGGGTAGACGTACAGAAGTTTTTACAGCGCCCGTATGCGCATCGCCCTGTGATCATCGGTTACGACCCGTCGCTAACCGGCGATTCAGCGGGTTGCGTCGCGCTCGCTGCGCCGCCCACACCCGGCGGTAAATTTCGCGTTTTGGAGTATCACCAATTTCGCGGCATGGATTTTAAGGCGCAAGCACAGAAAATCAAGGAACTGACCGAGCGCTATGCCGTGATCGACATCGGTGT